GTCGCATAAGACGTCGCATTGCAACTATGTCCGGTGGATCAGTCAATTGATTATCATTAGTTAAAACAGGACAAGGATCAGTATTAAAAGGAATAGTGGAACACTCAGTTTTAAAAACTGCTGAACTAGATGAAGGTGGAGGATCTTCACCTGAAACAGTTCGCTCAGTATTAAAACCAACTAAATCTGAGTAACCATAAAAGCGAAAATCATCACGTACCGTCACGAATACATTAACATTAATTGATGGAGATACAGTGGCATTCACAACTAATGGTTGTAACAAATAAACATACAGCATACCATGCATTTTAGGAACTGTCTCATACCCCGGTTGATTGGGTAAAACATTAAGAGATGCATTATACTCACAAGCAACTGTATTCATTTGTCCACCAGCTGAAATTTCAACTGTTTCAGTTTGCATAGCTGTCATAGATGACATAAGTGGTTGTTGTGTATCATTACCATCCATGCCGTATCTTCTGACAACTAACAATTTCGCTACATGCATATTAGAACACGATGTATGAAAATGGAAATTTAAACCACCTCGCCAAAATCGTGTGAAATAAGATAATTTTTGCAACATACAAGATTTATCACGAACAAAATTAACAGGTTGATTGAACGGGGCAATAGGACAAGAGAAGAGTAAAGTCCCTTCAGCATCTGCTGTATCTATTACAAATGTATTTAAATAACCAGGTTTCTTCAACATATACATAATGTCCATTTCATCTTGATCAGTTCCAAAAGTATGAGGATCATTTTTATATATATATTCAGTAAAAGGTGTAAACCGATCAGCTCTGTAAATACCTTGAGTAGAGTTTAATGGTGTAATTGGAAGCGGACGCATCAAATGATTAGGAATTGGTTCAGTAGGATAATCGAGCCCTGTCATATATCGTAGAGTTTTCACTCCAGTATCAATACCGTCTCCAATAAAATCTTTAACTGCTGGTAAAGCCTTATTTATAAAACGGTCAACAATAGTAGCTTCAGTTACAAATGGTGGTGTACCATAGGAAGGTTGCACATTTGGAATGTAAAAATTAGCTTCTAAAAACATAAAATGTATGGAAATCGTAATTTCCGTAGATCCTGTATTAGGAGCCAACAAAGGATTTAAAACCATTCCTCGAACGACTGCAACATTTCTATTAGACCAACTGTAGTAATCGCTTGAAGTAGTAAAACATTCACCTACATTGGATGAACAAAAGAAAGGAACTTCTAAACAAGCAGCTGTACTTTGATTTGCAGATAACAATACATGCGGAGCAGCCATAGCATCGTTAATCGATGCATAAGGAATTTTTGGTATAAAAGCTGGTTCAACATACAAAACAATCGTTCCCTGATGGAAAGGTGTTCCCAACACTTGCGCTATCACGCACATTTTACCGTTCCACTTCGCCGTCGATTGAAATGGAACTTTAAGTAATGGATTAGCTGAAATTATCTCTTCAGGAATATAAATACCCGTATTAATAAACGATTGAAATGATTGTGTTGTGGTCCAATGCAAATTTTGCAAAAAGAATGGTTTATTAAGTATACCAGAAAAATCCATTCTTGTAGAAACATCTAGAGATAAACTGGCGTCTGGCAACACATTAAATATCTCTTTGGGCAATTGTAAATCACGAATTGAAACTGAAGATCGATGATTTATAGCTACATTATTTAACGAATTTTGATCTCGCATAGTTTGAGTAGTTTTCTTAACATCACCAGTACTTTGATTTATGGTTTTATTATTATATGTCCCTCTATTACCAGCAGATTCAGAGCTGTTAGTTGAAACTGTATCTAAATGTGAATTTGAATTCTGAGAATTAACATTTTCATTCAATTGATTTATTTTTGTGCTATTTGCACTATAATTTGTATTATTAGAAGTGTTTATTTGAGCAATCATTTCTATTCAGTATTTATTATGATTATTTAAATACCTAAGATTTAAGTTAGTTAACCCTATTCAAATACTAAGCTATTGATAAACTTATCACAAAAATCAATATATTAAACTAGAATTTTGAATAGGGATCGTGCTGATTTACACGTAATATAAACCATCAGCATATTGGTTTATATCTGTTTTGTATAATTTAAGTAAATAGGACTCGGTTAACTCAGGATGACATGGCACTCGTGATTTAAGACAAGCAGTCTTAAGTTTACCCATCAAATCAGGATAAAGATCATAATGCAAATAAGCTTCTCGTTGAAAAGCATGAATTTTATCTCTCAAAATGTCATCTTCTTTCATTATATCACCAATCCAATTTATAGAATTCATAATAGTATTTAATGATAAAGGAGCAACAATCTGGCCAATAGTCGGGTGAAAAACAAATCTACGCTTCAACAATGTACATTCTTCAATTCGTTTTGTTGAAACATCACCCCATTGCTCCCCTTTCTCTTCTGGTGTAAATCCGAGTCCAATCTCTTTATAAACTTCAGCTAAATTTTTACCATTTATAATATGCTGTAATGATGGAGTTATAATCAACAATTTATCATCACCGTACACTACATCAACAATTGTTTTGATATACAACTGTATAGTCGGTTTTAATCCATTCCTTATCATCAAAATATAGTAAGCATAGGCACCCAAAAATTTATTAACGAGGCTATTAAAATCTGCCGTCAAATACCACCCAGAAGGCAACGAATGTGTAGTTATATTTATTTCATTCATATTTAAAGTTGGTGTCATTATACCAGCAAATAACAATTGTGTCACTATAGTTTTATCTTCATCAGTCCCTTCAAAAGCTTCCATAATTATTGTGGCAATTTCAAACTGGATTTGTGTTAACATATTCTTATCATATTTCTCATAATCACCAGCACAACAAACGTTACCAAAAGCCATGGCTAATTCATACAATTGCGGATAATCTTTTAATGGATTACATCCAATCATTATTCCATTTGTAAATTTATTATCATGTATTTTCTCTAACAAATCGAGGAAATATTCTCTACACAAAACAGTTTGTAATAGATTCGTTACCTTAAACACTCTTGGCTTATTTATCTTCTCATAATCGCGACACTCATCTTTCA